CCCGTGGCCGCAACCGGGGCGCAGGTAGTGGCGGTAATCGGATCGACGCCAGTCGCCAACGCAACGACAGCAACGACAGCAACAACAGCAACCAACTTTTCCGGTAGCCTGAGTGGTGACGTAACTGGCACGCAAGGCGCGACCGTTGTAGCCGCACCAAGTCTATCTAGTATTGGAACAGATGTGAACACGGTTCTCGGAAGTGGAGGAAGCTATTCGGCTCCGGCTTGTGTTAGCGGTTGGACTTGCGATGCAATTTCTGGGATGGTCACGTTCAAAACAGGCACATCACCATCGACAAACGGGAGCCTTTTTGTTTTGAACCTTACAACTGCAAGAGCAAAAGATCCAGCTTGTGTTTTCAATCCAGCCATGATGTTCGATTCTGTAGGCCCTCTCGGGTATGGAATTTATCAAGAAGCAGGAACATATGCCGGAACAAGCAAAGCATCGGCATACGTGTACAACGCCACACTTACGGCAAACACTCAATACCTAGTTTCCTACACTTGTGGAAGGTAAATCATGGCTTTGTTGACGCTTTCATCGCTCCTCAATGACGTGCTGAATCGAGTGGAAGAAGCACGGCCACGGCAGGACTTGGTGGATCATGCCTGCTGTCGGCGCAGACGGTAAAGCAAGCGTCGACCGGCCGTAAGTGCAATGGGTTTTGATGCTTCATTTGCCAGTTTATTACGGGTTTTGGGAGCCCCGAGACGAAACTCTTCCCTCCGAGAAATATCTCGCGGAATCTGATTGGCGGCGTTGATGTCTTCCTTCGATAACAAAAAAGAGCTTCGATTTGTAATCACTCTCGGGAACGGTCAGACGTTCCAAGGGGGATCGAGTAACCAGATTACTCTTGAAGGCTACCGGGCCATTGTTGACATTGATCGCGGCGGCGGGATGATGGCCGGAACCCTCCGCGCTCAAATTTATGGCGTGACTCAGAGCGATATGAACGCTTGCGTCACTTACCCTTATCAACCTCAGAGGTTAGCTGACGGGTATGTGTTCAGCACCATTCAAGTTTTCGCTATAGATGGGGCTCAGGAAACTCTGATTTTTACCGGCAACATCCAGACGGCATGGGGTAACTACTTAAGCCAACCTGACGTATTCTTAGAAATCGTCGCTCAGTCACTTTACGCTGAACAACTCACTCCCGCGCCCCCAACAGCTATTTACTTCGGGACGCCAACACCCCCTTTAGCGGCGGGAACACTTTCTGGAACAACTTCCTAAAGTTTCTGGAATGGTTATTCAGTTTCAAATGGTTGTAAAAAGGGAACCTTGAATGGCCGGGGTTGGCGCGATTGCTCCAACTTCGGCCAAAATTTCGTTAGCGATGTGAATATATTTTTCATAATCAATATCTTCAGGCAGTTCGTTATTTTCTGGTAATTCCATCAACGGCATTGCCCCATCGCTGTTTGGAACCTTATTGCCGGAAGTTACATATCGAATTGTTCCCCGCATTTTTGTTGAGTAATACCAACGGATAGTCTTGCCTAAATATTTGCCACTTTTGGCCGCTCCCCCGCGCACATTGCGAACCGTAATGAATCTTCTAACATCGTTACAGTTCCGAATTGTTTCTTCGACCGGCGTTCCCTTCCAAAGAAATCCAATGGCGGCATCGTTACAAATAAGGGTTTCGGGATTCTTTGAAAGAATGGTATCGCCGGATGATCCGCGTTCGCTGTACGATCCTTTAACCTTTGGTTCATCTTCGCTCTTTTCTTTGATTGCAATGTAGTTGTTCACATCGCGGCTATAGATCGCTTTGTATCGTGTTTCTTCCGTTTCGAATCCAGTTAACTTTTCCCATTGTTTGATTGTTGTGTTTAGAGTGTCTTCCATAGTAGCGGGACAATTTATGACAACTCCATCTGTATTGGCCGATATGACTTCAATTCCCGCTGTTTCAATCATTTCGATTAGTTTCAACAAACACAGTTGACCTGAAATTGTGATTTGAATTAGAACATCGGGAGAATACACGATAGACCATTTGTTGCCGAATTTGCCAAATAAACCGTTCACTGTGATCTTTAGCGATGAAGCGGTCATTTTATCCCCGGCATGTTTCGCGTCAACACGGCGGCGGATTAGGCTCTTGTAAATTTCCAAATAAGCCTTCCCTAAATGTTTTGGATGCAATTCTTGATTGACAACAATCGCCGGGTAATAGCTCACAACATCAATATCCCTAAGTTTAAATTCAGCGGTTGACTTGTGAGCTATTGTTTTTTCACTTGAATGCAAACCGCCCATTCCAAAACGATAAACACAATTGCCGAAGCGAACGCTTAAATTCTGAATAGCTTCTGGCGTTATGATTTCCCCGCTATCTCCAACTTCAAATGGAGTTTCGCGAATTGTCTGAAGAACCGTTTGAAGCGATGGATAACCAAACGTGATGAATGCCGGGGGAAGGTAAAAGAAATATTGCGAATAATTTTTTGGGCGTTCTGGTTTCTTACCAGTAAGCTTTTTCAGTTCATGTGAAATTACGGCTTCGGCTATTTGAGCATCTGATTTTGAACGAACATCAATGCCGTATTGAGCAGACAAAGTATAACGAAGTTCAAGTTGAGGATAAAGAAACTTTACAACAAGTTCGGTGTTGTCTAAATCGTTCAAACAATAATCAAGAACTTTTTCCTGTTCGGTTTTGGTAAGAACTGCTTCATGCTGAATTGGCAAATCCTGTATACGCTTGCAATGAATTCTAGCGGCATATAATTTCAGCGATCCTTCAAGTGGGCAAACTTCGATTAGATCAATGTGATTGTAGGTAAGCAAGGTAATTTTGAAGTGTTGTTCAATTTGATACGGTAACAGATTTCCAAAAATGATTGCGTTTGAAGCTTGTTTCAAAGCTTTGTTATCGAAGCCTTCAATTGCAAGACTGACCATTGGAATATCATAAATTTTTGAATTGAATCCAACACAAAGAAAATTCTTTAAGAGCCAATGAAGTTTATCGCGTTCCGGTATAACTCCAATGCCTTTATTTTCGAAAACGACATACTTTCCAGAATCACTATGTTTGAAAGCAACAACCCAATAATTTATGTATGATTCAACGTCAAAAATCATGAGCGAACCCGGCTTTAGTTGCCGCAATTCATTATCAGTTAAAAACACTCGCTCTTTTACAGAGTATTTGAAATCGAATTGATCTTGAATGTCTTCAATTTCTTTTTTGGCTGGTAACTTACGAAGAAACGTTTCCTCTTGTGGCGTTAGCATTTTAATATTGAATAGGTTCATGTGGCACGCTCCAAATAAGCAATTGCCGCTTCAAAAAATTCTTTGTCTTCTATCGCGGCTAATCGACGATTGCAACTGGCGCATAGAATTCCTCGAACCTTATTTGTTACATGATTGTGATCAGTGTGCCAACCGCGTTTCTTGCCCGGTTCTGTTTTCTTGCAAATGGCGCAGCAACATCCTTGTTTTTCAAATAGTTCGTTCCACTGTTCGGCGGTTATTCCGTAAACACATTTTCTTTGCATTGCCTTGAACAGTTCAGGGTTGTTATCTCGCCATTCTTTAGATTTAGCGCGAACGTGTTCGGCATTTTCTTTACGCCATTTTTTATGATATTCTTTGCGTGTTAATGGCGGCGGTTTTTCGGGCAATGCTATTGGCTGAATTTCTATCATAGCCGCTCGCATCCAATACAGCCGCGCACATTCGGGCCGAAGAAGTAAACCAAACGTTTTGATACGTTGAAATCAATCTTGTCAATCAATCCTGAAAGCAATTGCAACGATTCGATTGTAAAGGAAATTCCAATTGGTAATCCTTCGCAAAGGTTGATTGCCCCATCTTTTGTGTAGTTGTCTGTACAAATTCCTTCATCGGTGAAGTACAACCGCCCATTGCGCGAGAATGGCGCTAGGCGCTCAATGGCTTCAAAGAACCCCAACGGCAACGGGATAGGATTGCTAGGCAGGGTTAAATAGGCGGGCAGATCGGGGAAGTTCGGATCGCGCTGCAAGGCGGTTTTGATCCATGCCCCGTCTAGGAAGTACGCCGTTAGGCTATCGCCGTCAATCCCAAGAGAGTAAAGCGATTTACGTCGCTGTTTATTGACGGCGGAGATGAACAGCTTAGGCACAATTGGCCCGTCTAGGAGTTGAAGGCCATGCCAAGCTTCTAGTATCACATCCCCGTTGCTGCCTACAATGGATCCGCCCCGGAGTTGAACGCTGGATTGAAGAACTGTTTTGGCTCGCTCTGAAACGACTTCGCCAACCCGTCTTAATGCCAATTCAAATTCCATTGTGATTGAAAAAGGATGAAGATTTGGGAAAATTGAAGGAATGTCTACTTGATTAATGCACGGAACAGTTGCTTGAAAATTTCCCGAACGAACGCTTAGCTCGTTATTTGTGATCATTGTTAGATTGACGGCTTCGGGACATTTCTTCAAAGCGTCAATTAGCTTTTGAGTATTTGGGCAAGCTTCTATTTCCTCTTGAATTGCTATTCCAGCGGAGAGCGGCCCGCCCATTGCAACCAATTTTCCGCCGAACATTCTGCAATGAACATCGAAGGCGTTGATAGCTCGCTTGGGTTGTACGCTCGCAACAAACTGAAGCGCGGCGAGCAACGAATTTTCAGGCGCTTTTTTCGGCATTGAATCCTTCGGCTTTTGCTTTTTCGATTCGTTCGAAATGAAAATAATCAACCCATCTTGAACCGTCAAGCTTCTTTTCAAGACACTTGGCGTTTACAGCGGCGCGGCATTTCGGGCAAACAACTTTCAGTGGAAAATTCGTGTTCATTAGTCCGGAACCTTTTTGTTTTTCCAGTTTCTCATTCGCAAACATTTTTCCAACGCATCGCGCAATTTTGCTTCGGGCGCTTGTTCGATGTTGAGCATGATCCAATGCGCGATTGTCTGAACCGCTGTTATATCTTGCTCAACAAGAGTGAAGGTTTCTTGCCCGCGTTTCTTGGCGCGAGCGTGTATAGCTGTGTCCTGATCATTTTCGGAAAGCTGAAACATTTCTTCCCCTTTCAAAATGGTATTTGATCGTTGTCTTCATAATACTCGCAACCGTCTGCAATTACAGCGGCTGGCGGAATACATTTGAACTTATCGCATTGCTGTTCTTTCCAATGCTCGCAAGTAATACAGGTTGCAAACCAATCTGAACGGTGCCCCAAGTGATTCAGCATTTTTGCAAAAAATTCTTGAATTGAATAAGGAACGCGCATTTCAAGTGGCTTTCCTTGAAGCTTGCGAACACCGCGAATTTGAATCAATCGCTCTTGCGGATCGGTCACCGGCTTGTAAGGCTCTTTGATTGTCATTGTTAAAACTCCGCAAAAATTCTTTTTATTACTTCAGGATATTTTCTGTTCACAATTACCGATATTTTTTTAGGAACAGAAAGTTTTGAAGTCCATAGCAACGCTTCGTCTACTGTCGGGGGAGCAACATCAACGTTCATTGTTCTTTTCCACCATGCGCGGGCAATGTGACCGGCTCGCCCGCTATGTTCAAGACATACAACTTCACTAAACGCTCTTGCTCCGCAAACATAATTCACTTTCAAAATTCCAACACCGTTCTTTTCAATCTTGCTATACAGAGCGCGGTGAACTTCGAAATCTTCTATTTGAGGAACTTCCGTTCTAATAATTTCTTCGGTTCCCGCCGAAGCTTCGATGTGAATTTGAAATGGAAATTCAAAGCCGCAAACGTGACATACTTTTGCATTCGCATGGCAATAAGTTCCGCATTGATCGCAAACGCGGATTGGTGCGACACCGGGCGCGGCGCTTCCCTTTGCTCTTGGCAAAAGAGGATCATTGATTGGCCCTAAACGTTGAACATTGCGAGCGAAGTCTAACCCCAAGCAATTTTGTTTTCCTTCGTACGGGCGTCCACCCCTGCCGTATTTTTGAACATGCAAGCCAGTTGACATTGTAGGAGCAAGATCGATGATCAAATCAATTGGCGGGTGATCCTGTCCGGTTGTGAATACGCCTTTGTTCACCAAATTTCTGATTTTGCCTAATTTGTAATCTTTAATGATTGCATCGCGTTTTGATGCTGCCATTTTCGAATGAACAGCTTCAGAAGGAATTCCAAAATTACGAAACATTGCCGCGACGTGTTCAGCGTGTTTAATACCAGTGGCAAATGTTAACCAACAGTCGCGGTCTGATCCCAACTCGATTGATTCTTTGCAAGCCAAATAAGTTATGTCTTGAACGTCAACGGCGGCTTCTAACTGTTTCAAATTAAATTCCCCGGCTTGCATTCCAACTTTTGAAACATCTAACATTGTGTTAGTTCGCTTCGGAATAATCATTGCCATGAAGCCATTATCGATAAACCAATTGAACCATTGCATTGTTGTCATATCAACCGCAACGTCTGTGAAAATTCCCATATCGATAAGCGAACCTTGTCCGGTTCTGTACGGTGTTGCTGTATATCCAATCACAATCAAATTTGGATTCAGCAACCGAAGCTTTCCAATGATGGTTCCGTACATGGAACTATCTTGGCCGTTCATCAAATGCGCTTCGTCTATCAGAACAATGTCGAATCGCCCAAGAGCATCAACGTTCTTTACAACGCTGGCAACGCCGCCAAAAATAACGGGCATACCTGTATCGCGCTGCTTCAATCCAGCGCTGAAAATTCCGTATGGGGCTGAAGGCCAAATTTCAACAAGCTTGTTAGAATTCTGCGTTAGCAATTCCTTGACGTGAGTCATTGCCAAAATTCGTTGTCCGGACCAACGCGAAAGAACCTTGGCAATGAACCATCCAATCATCAAACTTTTGCCGGTTCCTGTTGGCATACATACTAAAGGATGGCGATTGCGAGTTTGGTTCAAAAACTCGAACAACATTTGATCAGCTTGAATTTGATAATTTCTAGGCGTTATGCTCATGCAGTTATAGCATTTTCCATTTTCTTTTGAATGGTTTTGGCAAACGCTCTCACCATCAAAGCCGTTGTTACATCTTCGTTATTAGCATCCTTGTCAAACATCGCTATTTGATTTTCTGCATCGTCCACTGCTTGCTTAACAAGTTCGTTAATCAGCGTGCATTCTTCTTTGAGCAATTCAATTTGCATGGCGGTCCTTTCGTTAGTTCAGTTGAAATTGTTGAAGATAAGCAATTGCGTTACCAAGCAAAACAACATTGTCTTCGGCTTTGCCTAGTAGCAAATTGCAACGCGAACAAAGTAGTCCGCGAATGTTTCCCGTTGCATGATCATGATCAACAAACCAATTCTTAGCACGTCCGCCCGGCGAATTCACATAACAAATCGCGCAAGAATTATGTTGATACCTACACATGAATTCGTATTCTTCTTGAGTTATTCCATAATTTCTTTTTATTGCACATTTTCGATGGGAACGCGCCAACACTTCAGGATGAGTTATAGCGCGAAGTTTGTTATAAGCAGACGATTTGGCGTTTCGTTCTGCTTTATGTTTCTCATAACATTTCTTACTCGCAATTTTTGCAGCGGCTTTAACTTCTTCCGGCGTTTTCTTACTTCTGGATGGGGGCATGATGATCGCATCCTTTTGGTATGAAATCTTTTGGAATTATGCTGTTGTGAAACGTACAAAACCAATCGGCATTTTCAATCGGTCTGGAATAAGAGCAGCTTCTACAATTAACGTCGCAAGCAACTCCGTCAAAACAAATTGGCTGCATTTTGCACATACCACAAAGATAGTAATTCCTTTTATTACTTATTCCTTTCGGCGGTTCCTTCGCATCGAAGATTACAAACTGAGCCTTTTTGTAGGCACCTTCAGCAACGTTCAAATCCAGCGGAACTAATTCAAAGTACCAACTCGAATCGTTCTTGTTTTCGCAAACGTAAAGGATGTTTTTGAAGTTCAATCCTTTTCCGTAAACGCTATTTTGAATGTAGTGTTGCTCTTTAGTTTCGCGCATTCCTTTTTTATCAAGATCGTTGAACGGCGAGCCTGTTCCACTTGTCTTGCATTCTAGTCCAGTTGGTTCAAGGATGCCCCAATCTGGAGCAATAAAAACGCCGTCAACTGATCCCCCGAAATGCCCATATAGATCGCTAAATTTTAATTGCGTTCCAGTTTCGTCCAAACCGTCAATGAATTGAAAGCCAATTGATTTCAGCCAATGGCGAACGCGAACTTCCAAACCATGCCCAACTTCAAACAGGCGCAACATTCGGCCCGGATATGTTTCTTTGTGCATCCAATGAAAATGATAAAAAAGATAGCGTAAACATTCGTTGCCTACAACAGACGCGCCAAGGTGCGAACGATAACCTTCGGTGTTTGCGTTTTCGATTTGTGTATCAACTGCCTTCAACATCGCGTCCGCTGTTTCCCGCAATGCGTCCGGGTTGTTCCAATCAACAATCATGTTGCCTCAAAAAGTTGGGGCGGGGTTGAGACTAGCTCCCCGCCCCTATACGCTCGTTGAATTTCACCTTACGGTGACGGGCGTAGTCTTACTTCGCCCAAGGCGGCGTTGTGCTGGCAGCGGGCGGCGCTCCCCCGGTTGGCTGGCCCCAAGGCGGCGCAGCACTCCCCGGCGCAGCGGCGGGCGCTCCCCAAGGCGGCGCTCCCCCGGCCCCGGCCCCGGCGTCTACAGCGGGCGGCATGGCAGCGGCGGCGGGCGGTGCGGCTCCCCATCCTTGAGCGGCGGGCGCTCCCTGTTGCGGTGCGGGTTGGTTTCCGCCCTTTTGCGGGTTAACAGGAAGCGAACCGTCTGGACATTTGATCATCTTCACTTCTGAATACTTCGTGTTGTCTAGTTGCGGCCCAATTGTGCAAATCAACCGTCCGCCAAGCATCTGTTCCGATGTTGCGAGTTGCGGGCGTCCAATTGCGAAGGCATACGCCGCCAATTGTTGAAACGCAATGCGCTTTGCAACTTCGCTTGGGTTATAGATGTTGAGGCGATCTATTTGAACCATGCCCTTCAGTTCGCCGTCAACGCAAGTCAAGTGAATTGCAAGAAACCCGGCGTTCGGGTTATCTTTCACTGCGACAGGTTCAACTTTGGTGATTTCGAGTCTGTAATCCGCAAGCGGAAAACAAATACTCCCGCCTTGCGTTGGATCGAAATCGAAAGCATTAAATCGAAGTTCCATTTTTGCTCTCCGTTGTTGGATTGTGAAACGTTATGCAGCGGCTTTGATAAACAGCTTTGTTAAGTTTGGTTCTTCAAGTTCATTCAAATTGCCGCCGCGATCCTTTGCAGTCCACCAATCGGTATCGTGTGTATGAAACGCTTGGTAGACAACGCCGGTTTCTGTTCGGCCATGATGAAGATGCAAAACCAAATCCCAAAAATAAGGCAACGCGCTCATCAACTTTTCAGAAGGAATGACGGGGCAAGCCTTTTTGCCCAATCCGAATTCAACGTACTGTTCCCAACAAATCAAAACAACATGGCGTCCCTTGCTATCGCGGAACGCTCGAATCAATTCATAAACTGAATCTTGCATTGCGCCGTAAGCTTTGCGAGGGTCTTTTGTTTTTGTTTTTTCTTCTGCAAGAATCACTTGTGCCATTTCCGTTAGCGAATCAAGGAACAGCGTTTGAATGTGTCTCGCTTCGGCGCTTTTCATGAACCATGTAAACGCTTCTTTCAGGTTGGCATAAGTGTTAATTGGAATGTACGGAATGTTATCTCGCTTCAGTGAAAGCAGTCCGTTTTCGCCGGAAAAGATGAATGGACCCGGAGCGTTAAGAGCAAGACGAGTTTTACCAACTCCAGATGGGCCATAGACCAATGTTTTAATCCCATCTTTGGCGCTTATTTTACTTGTACTCAAAACTTGCAAGAATCACCCTTTCATGACAATTGAACAAATCCCGGCTTCAATACCGCTCATTAAATCGCGGTAATCAGTTGCTCTTTGATAACAATTACCGCCTTTGAAAATGGCGCAACCGTAAAGTTCTTTGCGCCTATCAACTCGTTTCCAGATTAGAACCGCCCATTCATACGGGGCCGGGTTCTGTTTCAATTCGTATTCCATCATTCCGCCTTTGGAGGAATAACTTCAAGCGAAGGTTTCCCCGGCTTAATTGTCAAACATCCGTCAAAAAGTTTTTGGGTTTCGTGGTCAAGATTCTTGTAGGCAGTAATTGAAAGAGCAGGTTCCCAACGAATCAATTTCATTTCTCTTACGGCGTCATGACCGATAACGGCGATTACGGCTTCAACTTGCCCTTCTTTGTTGTTTAGCTTGTAATCGAGTTTTTTGGTCGCCATCAGTTTGTAACCTTGCCCGATTTCAATTGAATCGGTTCCGGAGTCTTTATCTGCGGCGAACAAGTCTTTTATGAGTTCGTCACGAAGTTTTGATTCCTTTTCTTTTAGTTCGTCCAATTGTTTCTTGGTTACAAACCAATCTGCGATCTTGGAGCTTTGTTCCGATGTGAGCGGCATAGGGGCGACAATAGCGCGGCGGGCCGGGGTGTGTCAAGTCTTATTTTTCTCTTGTTTTTTCCAATTTCTTCGAGTATCTTTGCATCTTATGCAAAAACTCCAGTTTCACGAATTCAGGTTGCTTCCCGCCAAATCGGGGGTATATGTTGTCTTTGCGGGATCAACGGCTCTTTATGTGGGTTCGAGTAAAAATCTAAAAAAAAGATTCGAAACACATAAAAAGCGGAAACAAATGTCGACGTTAAATGCCGATACAATTCAATTTGAATTGTGCTCAATCAAAGACCTTTCCTCAGTCGAAATGAAAACAATTTATGAGCACAAACCAACATTGAACGGTATTGTCGGGCGTCCTTTGAATGAAACAAAAGATGAGTTAGGAACTTTCATGTCGGGAAAATTTTCAGTGACACTCGAATTATCTAGCGAAGAAATCGAAAAGGTTGAAAAGGCTAGGGAGTATTTGAAGGAAAGTCTTCGTTTAACCTATGTTGGAAAAAGTTCTGCTGTTCGATTCCTCATTAGACAATCCGCAGTACCTTTGATTTCAGAACAGACGCAACAACGATAACAGGAAGGCGCTTGTATGTCTGTTGCTGAACTTGCGGCGTTGCCGCAATGGGTTGTTACTTACATTCTCGATAAGATTCCGCTAGACCCTAAATCGGGCTTGCGAGCGGCGGTTGACGATCCTTCAACATGGGGAACGTTTGAAATTGCTTCAGCTTGTCTTGCTAATCATCCGGGGTTAACGTTGGGCTTCGTGTTGACTCCCGAAGACCCTTATGTATGTATTGATCTTGATACCTACAAAACAAATGATCCGGCGATCATTCAACGCCACAAAGATATTTACGAAGCCTTCAATTCATATTCAGAACTTTCGCCCAAAGGTGGCGTTCACATTTGGGTTAAGGGTCAATTAAGCGCTGGCAAAAAACTTTCCAAAGAATTCATTGAAGTTTACTCGTTTTCTCGTTACATAACCATAACAGGCAAGGTTGTAAACCCGGCCCCAATCACTGAACGTCAAAATGAATTGGAAGCTTTGGTTGGACATATTGAAACAGCGGTTGCCTCAAGTTGGGTTGGAGCGGCCCAAACGAAAACCGATGAAGAAATTTGTAAACTTGCAGCCGGGGCAAGCAATGGAAATCTGTTTATGCGGCTTTGGTATGGTGATTGGGCCGGAATGAATTACCCAAGCCAAAGCGAAGGCGATTTAGCATTTCTAAATATCGTTGCGTTTTACACAGACAACAAAGAACAAGTTGCGCGAATCTATTTCAACTCGCCATTGTTCCAGAATTCACCAAAGCGCAAACGCAAGGCTAGACCCGATTATTTGTTTCATGAAAAATATGGACTGATCACTAAGGCTTTTGATCAAAAGAATTACTTCCCTGAATTAGAAGCGATGGTTAAGGCTCATGTTGACGCTAAGGTTACTGAACAGCTTGCAACACCTATCCTAAAAGATTTTGACATTAAAGATTCAATCCGCGAATCGCTTCCTCAATTCATCAAAGAACCGCTGAACGAATTTTCCTTCAATGAACTTCCCCCCGGATTATTGGGCGATATTGCAGTTTTCATTTATCAAAATGCTGTTCGACCCGTTAAAGAAATTGCAATCGCCGGGGCTATTGCTTATCTTGCTGGAATTGCCGGTAAAGCTTACAACATTTCGCGAACAGGCTTAAATCATTACATCGCTATATTGGCCCCAACGGCGGGCGGCA